AGATCGTTTGCTGTCTTACCACTTGGCATGTATTTGACCTGGAAAGTACCTGCTTTCTTGCCAATCATTTTAACCTTCATTTCAACATCGTCTAGGTTCTTAAACACTTCACGAGTTGGAATACCTGTCATCATTGAGTCTACACGCATTGACACAAGTTCTTCTGAAAGTTCCAGTGTTAGGTACACTACATTCAATCCTTGTAGTGCCCAGTTAACACCTAAGTTAGCTAGGAATAGCGACTTACCTGCACCTGATCCACCTGCAAAGATATTCAATTCTCCGCGGTTCATACCACCAAACAGTTTGTCATCAACCGACTTCCAACCTGTTGACAACTGTCCGTTCTTGTCCTTGATCTTCATCAAGCGAGCACGGGGATCTAAGAAGTAGTCAGTACCCATGTCCTTTTGTAGACCAATTTGTACTGCCTTTTTAATCTTGTCTTCTACTTGCCCGTAGTCGCCCTTTTCCAACATGTCAGCACTTTCAAGAATAGCCTTCTCGAGACCTTTGTGTCGGGTAAATGTTTCAAAGTCATTTAATAGCCAATCAAAATGTTCTTCACGCAGATCTGGAGCAGTCTTAAAGTCACTGCCTGTTGCCGCATTTACAATTTCAATTGTGGGCATTACATTGTGTTCTTTAACATATTCGTTTAAGAATTCTGCAGGGCCTTGTAACTTGCGGTCAAACAAGTTATGGTCAAAAATGCTTTGGCAACGCACAAAAGTCGCGGCGTCTGCCAACATCATTTCTAAGTAGAGTTTCTGGATCTCAAATCCGTAGTCTGCGTTTTGTTTCATATTCACTAGTATATATTCTTAGGATCGCAAAGTCAAGCATAATCTCGAAACCATGCTTTAGCCCGCAACTGTATTTTCAAACTGTTTGTTTCTTTTGCTGATACAATTAGATACAATGTAGCCAAACGCCCTAGCTTGACCACAGCATCATTGATGTCCTTAATGCCTTCTGGCCAGTTGGGCATACTTACTGACCAACCATACTCAATTGCCTGTTCTACTGTGCGTGGACCTTCATGATCTCTATCTGGTACTAGGACAATTTCCTTGCCCAACTGTTTGAGCAAGAAGTTCTGACTGTCTTTGATTTCAGCACCTAGTAGCGCACAACCATTAATACTGATAGCGTCAAACGGTCCTTCTGCAACGACCACAAATTCACGATGGTCGTGTTGTGCATCTAGATTAAACACATAGCCAGGTTGTTGCTCGCTTATGTACTTAGGCTTGCTATCATTTACTGCTCTAGCGGTGTATCCCACACAGGCTCCGTCTTTATAAAACGGTATAATTAGTCTGTTACTAAATCCTATCTTTGGAGTCCACTGGAAGTCATACCAATCGAGATAAAGTTTACGCTGTGCAATGTATTCAAGCACTGGCACAATCTTCTCGGGCATTTCATCTAACCAATCATTAATAGGCTTAGTGTCTGGAGGTAATGCTCTATGATCAAACTTTGGTACAAGGTTCTTGCTAACAGTTTCTTGCCCTTCATTAAGACGCAATGCTTCTAATCGCAACTGGCTAATAGTGTCATCGCTCATGTTAAGATCACGCATGAACTTTGACATCTTTTGGCTGATTGTTCTACCTGGTTGCCAACTGGCTTTGAATCCACAGTTGAAACAGTGGTAGCTGACAGCGTCTCCTGCGTTAAAGATAATGCCGCCGCGTTGGCGTTTATCACCGCAACAAGGTGCATTGAAACCAATCCAGCCGCTAGGGGTCTGTTTTCGTTTGCTGGGTAAGTGTGCTAGTATTGTGTCCGAGATCAAGCTCATAGACACATAGTTTAACTTCTTATGATGAACTTGTCAACTGATCCGGCAACAGGATCATAAACTGTTGAGCCATTTGTATATTTTAATCTAAACCAATTGTACATGCCTGTGTAGGTTCTATTGGTAATAGTATCAGATGGTTCAATGCTGATTGTTTCAAGTGTAGTCCAAATAGCGTCATTGCTTAGACTAGCATCAAGGCTAACTTGTACTTCTACATCACCAGTTAGGCCGGTAGTATAGATAGCCATTGTGGTCACTGTAGTCGGGCTTGAAACATAGATATGCGGGCTTAATGGGCCGCTGGTCCAAATGGTAGTTCCTTCCTCATCTGTCATGGTTAAGAAGGTAGTCATTACTCGATCTGGCTGTGGAGTTGGCATGGCATCGCCTTTGAGTTCGATAGTGCCTTTTGCGCCAAATCGTGAATCTCCGTAGAGTAAAGTCTGTGTGCCAGCACCGTCATCTGCGTATACGCTATATCTAAAAAATTGGTGATTTAGATTGACTAGTTCGGATGCTAGTACAGTTACAGCGGCAAGACCTTTTTTAGTTTCTTGGTCGAATACTGTAACTTCTTTTTGTAGTATTTGATTTCCCTCGGTATCCATCATTGTAAATACCAATGCTAGGTCACTAAGATCAATACGCTTTTGATCTGCGTTTTTGACATCAAATTCTAGGGTATTGTCAATGCCCTTATATAGGTTTATTGTTCGTTGATACACGTTGGTATACTCCACAGGAAAGCCTGCCAGATCAGCTAATAGTTGGATTCTATTTGGATATAAATAACTTGAAATTTTTTGCATGTCGGCAAACCTTTAATGTATTTATGGCAAAATTAAGAGATAATATAGAACAAAATTTACCCTTTATAAGCGTGTTAAACTACGGTGAGGAAGAGTATGTTGGAATCATCATAAACCAGGATCAGTATGTGACTAGTTTTTATGATCTCAACGCAATCAAGACTCCAGAGGAGCGTACAGCATTCTTGGAAATAGGCGAAGTTTGGTGGTGGGAAAGCAATCGTCAATTTCCAATTAATATTTTTTGTAGAGAGCAAATTCATCCATATGCGTATGCCATCAAAACATTTAATAGTAAAGATGTTCGCATAATTTTAGGTCCAGTAGTAAACCTATTAAACTTGACTCTTAAGCGTGTTAAGCGCAAAAGTGTTCAACTGATCCGTAAAACTCGTTAACTAAATCCGTAACTGATTTTTTCACAAATCAAGTTCATCTGCACCACTACTACTTGTGCATAGGCCACTGCGTGAGCCTTCTTAAAATAATACTCATCATTCTCTGGCTTGGTCCAAACCTCGCTCATAATCGTCGTCCAATCCTTCCCAATCAAATGCCTCTTTGCTGGGCGGATCATAGCGAGGACCGCAGCTAATTGTTCCACGGAAGTAGGGCAGGTCTTCCTCAGTACCTCCCCATGCCCGTTTAAATGAAATAACAGATTCACAAACTCGTCTTGTAATAGTAAATCCCATAGCGGTTCAGTCTCCATTAATTGTTTAAGATGTGCTCGGTCTTTAACACCGTCATACACACTAACATTTAAAAAGTCTATTTTAAAATAGCCTCGATCTTCTGCTTGCTTATAATCTAAAGTACTTAATCCAGTTACCGGATTGTACGGGATAGAAGTACAATACACTCCAGTATTGTGCTTTTTAAAACTACCATTGTCGCTTATGGCCGCACCGATATGTTTGAGCTTGTCTAGTGCTCGTGTTCTATCAGCAAAGTCAATATCGATATCTGGCATTATATATTACTCTCTTTAACAATCTGCTTTACTAGTTCTACATCTGCTGGCAATTTCTTAAATTTGTTCATCCAGAACGGAGGATCAATAACAGCACTGATTGCCGCCAATTGCTCGTCTGCCAACTTCTTTAACATGTCTTTTCCATTTGCTGAATTCAATATAATCCATGGTGATATTTTTCCATCTTTTATATCAAATGTAGCACGGTTTAAACTGACATACAAGAAGTAATGATTCCACTGAGCCTTATGCTCATCTCCCCAAGACATCATGTGTGTTAATGATCTTTGGAGAGCTGTCTCGACTGTTTCAGTTCTAATTAAATCTATGACATATTTGTCATATAATTCGTCTCTACACCAGTGGTCTAACTTAACCCCCGAAGTGACAACATAGTTAATGAATCGGTCTGGGTACAGAGGATTAACATTGCTGACAAAGCTGCCAAACTTAACGAAAGCGTTATAATAAGGGCTTCTCGCAAATTCCTCATAAGTCTTGTCTTGTTTGGCATTTTGCGAAATTTTATAAAATCTGTTATATGTGTCATATCCTAATACTACATGTTTTTCAGTCTTTGCCAATGCTCGTCTTTTTTGCTCACAGATGTGAACAACTAAAGTTTTTTCTTTAGTAAAGGCAGTACTACAATACTGGCATACATATGGTTTACTGTCAACTAAGCTCATCATTTCAATTTTTTAGCAATGGTTGCTTCGTCTAATCCGTATTTTCTTGCAAGCTCTTTAATTTCTTTATCAGTGATTAAATCAGAAAGCATTTCAATTTCATCTACTTTTTTGCTGGGATAAATTTCCATCAAAAATTTGGTTTTTTTACTGTTACTGCCGGTCTTTTTCTTGTGGCCAATCCACTCATGGAAGAATTGTGTTTGTCCGTCATAGCTACACATACACAACAAGAACCACATGAGCTTAGGATGTTTTTGTAACAGGTTCCAGTTTTTGTTAAAATACTCATTGACGGTCAAAACAAAGTGCTCTTGCTCTTCTCTGCTGGGTCTTTTACCTTTTTGGTAGTGATTTTTAGGAAAGCCTGCACTACTGATATATCTGTTAAGAATAAAATATTCGTTCTTAAGACTTTTTTGCTGGTCAGCATCCATGGCGTCCCACAGCTCTCGCATGTTGTTATCTACTGCCAGCAATTTTTCGCTTAATTCGACTTTTTCACTCATACTTTATCTTTACTTAGTTTGTATATCATTATAGCACGATCCAGGGCACTTTGTAAAGTAGGATTGGTTCGTGCTTCTCGCCGAATTTCTCCCCATAGCTTGTCATCCAATATATGTTCACGGAGTGGACGACCATCAGATGTTCGTGGATCGTAGTCCCATCCAATTTCTTTCCGTTCTGTTGAGCCAAATTCTCGTGCGTAAGTCACGCCGTTAGCTCTTTCATAAATGTATGTTGCACCAGGCTTGAGGGATCCCATATCACAATATTTTGTCTAACTGAATAATTTCACTTTGCCTGCTAATTTCTTTGACAAAGTAAGCACAACTTGGTTTTTCGCCATATCCTGTAGGTACTGCTAATAGTTGTCCATTCTTCATTTTAGGGAAGTACCATTTAACATCATTATAAAAATTTACAATTTCAATTTTTTTGAACTCAACTCTAAAACTTGATAATGGATTAAACACTAGTGCTTCAAACCCCCGATCGTTAAGGCTAGTTAATGGTAAAATTTCAATGTCGCTTGAACTAGATGAATCGCCAACGGCAACACACCAGTCAATCGGCATAGTAACTTCTTCGTTGCCAATGCGTAGTACCATTGCTGGCGCATTGAAACTTTCTAAGAATATCAAAGGCATGAAAAAGAAATCAGGTTCTTTAGGATCCGAATTATCTAATACCGCAAACCTTGTATTTTCGTCCACCTCATCGGGTAGTTCGTTAAGGCTAAATGCCTTGTTGTCTAATGTTAATATTTTCATACGATTGTTTATCTCCAATCCGTTTTTTCTAATGTAAACGGATATTTCGCTTCCTTATAAAACTTCTTCCTCTCAGTGAGGTGGCGCTTGGCATACTTGCAGGTGCTTGTGAGATCCCAGATTTGTACAAAATCTTTGTCTTGGGCTTTCCTAATACCTCGCCCAATAGATTGTATAACCCTAACAAAGCTCTTTCCGGGTTCCAGAAGAACCAGATTAAAAATCCTAGGGATATTAATACCCACAGCGGCCACACCGTAAGTCGCCACAATGACCTTATTATTACTTGTTGCCACCTCGTCATACTCTTCCTTTCTGTCTGTTGTCTTTACCGCACCTGAAATAAAGACGCTATCTTCTATTTCGTTAACTAAGAACTTACCTGAATCGATCCTGTTAACTAGAACTAGAGTATTACCTGTGTCAGCTACTTTTTTGATCAACTTACTAATGTAAATCATTCTATCTTCGTCAGTGACTAGGTACTTTAGTTCTTCTGCATAGCTTTTAAACTCTGGAAGGTCGATTAATTGTACTACATTTACATGGCAGTTGGATAGCACACCAAGTTCTTGTAATTCATGTGCTTTAATACCGCCAATGACTGGTCCAATGCTTGCGAAAATGCTTTCGCTTTCAAACTTTTCCTTAGGGATAGTTCCAGTTAGGCCCCAGCGGATTGCTGCGTTATTAAGATTTTGTGTCAATAGGTTTTTCAGCACCTCTGCTTTAGCCATATGCACTTCATCAACAATAACTGTCTTAACACCGTCTAAAAATTCAGCCAATGTTAGGATATCGTGTTCGTGATTTTTTGATTTTTTGTCTAAAATATTAAGACTTTGCCAAGTACAAATTGTATGTGTCTTGTTTAGGTCTTTTCTGTCACCATAGTACACACCTACATCTAAACCAACATTGATAAAGTCTTCTTCAGTCTGTTCAACTAGCGATTTATTTGGTACGATTGTGATAGTTCTGCCTAATTGTTCACATACATGTGCCAATGTTGCTGTTGTAATTGTTTTACCAGCGCCTGTGGCAATTTCTTGTAAGGCTTGATGATTTTCTAAGAACTTGTTAATTGCTTCTACTTGGTAGTCGCGAAGCATAATAGGAGTTCCGGCTTGCGGATGACCTTTAGGCCATGTTTTTCCCATGTCTGCCCAATAAGATTCAGTCACAGGAGTGAAAGAAATCTTACCTGTTGTTCTCAAGTCTTCTAGCTCTTCAATTTCTATTCCCATCTTGCTGAGAATGTCCATTACTACTGGCAACTGATTCAAGTAACCGTTTCCGCCGAGGCCAAAAAGACTGACCATGCCATCCCATCGACCTAATTTATAGGCCGGATGATACCGTGCGTATGGAATTTCATACTTAAAATTGTTGGCTAACTTTTTACGAGCATCTAATGGAAGATTCTCGAGTTTAATATTAACCTCGTCTCGAATTACTAACTTTACTCCCATAGGATCCTTGGCTCAAAAATTGGTTTACTGTCAGAATACTGAATAACCAAGTCGCTGTTATTGGAAAATACAGCAGTCTTACTTTGCTTTAAAGAATTACCAATAGCAACAATACTCATAGGTTGCCATTTAGATGTAATTAAAAATTTTGGTATCTTACCGCTTTGTATCCCGACCACTTGTGTAGTATTATCTAATTCACAGTTGTATAAATTTGTTGAAATAATTTGATTAAACTCTTTTCCAACAGCATCATTTGCTAATCTAAAATAAATTCCGACCTTAGTTGTAATATTATTATCTTTTAGGCTAGAAGTCAATAGTTTTAATTCTTCTACACATTTACTAGAGTCCCAGGCGTCAAATACTAACAGTACTGGCAACCTTTTTAAATTAAGCAATGACTCAAATAAGTCAGTTAAGGAATATGTACCGCGATCAATCCAAATTTTAGGCTGTGGTCGGTTTGCTATTAGTTCTGTGAGATTAGAAACTTCTTCTTTGCGTTCAATAAAATATTGATAGCGATGACTACGGTCAGAAATTATATTTTGATCTATTGATGTGTTAATTCCTAGATCTTGTGTAATATAATTTTGAAAATTAGTGTTTGTGATAGTTGTTATTTTGTATTTGTTTACAATATCATCTTTATTCCAGCTGACGATTGTGTCATAGTATTCTTTAATTTTACTATCAATGTCAAATTGGAATTTTGTCAGTATATCAGTTAATATTACAATATTCTTTTCGGTTAATTCTGCTCGATATAACTTACCATTGAATAGTTGTACAATATTTGTAATTTCTGCTGACTTACTGGTTATTGCTTTTCTAACTGCTGAATTAAAAGTAAACTCAATGTCTAAGCATTCAACGCCGTCTGCTGAGCTAATATAGAATTTCTTTACTTTATCAATAACTCGGAAAATCTTTGACCAAGTGTTTGTTTCTAACACTTCTGAAAGATTGTCGGCAATGACTAACAACTTGTCGTTGTGTTCTTTAAGAATTTTAACCAATAGTTTACTTTGATTTTCAGTAATAAACTTTGGACTTAGTACAGCTGACGCCATGCTTCTAAGTACACGAGCGTCTCTTGCAGGAATTAGTTCCTCAATAGTCGGCGTAGTAGAATTTGTAAATTTAATTAGTAATTGGTCGGTAGTCAACATGTTATACATTATACGACAGTTATCTGACAAAGTCAAGTCTTTGACAAAAAAAATAGGCCTCATAAATATTTAAGGCCTATTAAGGGGGTTTTGGCGAAATTGATTATAAAGTAGCGTCTTCCATACCAGCAACACGCAATTTTACAATATTAGTAATTTGCCATTGTTTCTGATCAAGAGCTTTAGTGATACTAAGCCACTTATTTCTAAGCAAGGCAAACTCGTTGATAATCTTTTCAAAATCAACTACATCTGCCTCACCCTCAACAAACTTTTCACAGTCTCTTGAGCTAAGGGCTCGTTGGTAGTTTTCTAGATATTTTCGGAAGTGCTGACTTTTAAGTCTTCGAAGTTCAATGTTAAGGTATTCAAGGATAGCTTCAATTTCTTGAAGTTGCGAAAATCTCTGTTCCACAATGCCAGGCATACTGGCAGCGGCCTTTTCAAGATTACCCGTTATACGGCATTCATTCTTTGCTACCAATAACTCGGCATTAAAGTAGTCCACAGCATCGGGAATGTTAGAGATATCTTTACTAACCTTAGAATACCAAGCCATTAAAAGTCCAATTCCTTAAAGTCTTCATCGTCTTCATCTTCATCGCTTTCTTCGTCTAAGTAATACTCAATCGCTTGATCAAGTGTACTATCAACGCCTTGAGCACTTTGTAAGATTCGATCACTGACACCGTAGTCAGCAAGCAAATCTACAAAACGCTCAGCAGCAGCCTCTACTTGCTTCTTTTCAATAAAGTCTGAAAATAGCAACCAAATATCACCAATTTGTGTTTCATTCAACATTCTCGTCAATCTCCTCAGGAATGGTAGTTGTTGTTAAAGTCTTGATATCGAATTTCTTCATTATCATATCTAATTTATCATCTTTCCATTCTTTTCGGTAGAATTTGAACTCTTCACCTGTCTCTGGATCAACCCACTTGAGTCTATTACCTTCTTGTTTTAGCAAGCCTGCTTTTTCAAACATGTCTACTAAACCTGAGTAAGGATTCATACCTGTTTCGTATGGAATCTTAACTTGTAATGTTTCAAATGGTTTTGCATAACGAGTTTTCATAATTTTACAAGCGGCACGAATACCGTTGACTTCTGAAACTTTGTTACCATCTTCGTCTTCTTTCAACTTCAATTTCTTCATAGCAACTACGATAGAACTTGCGTATACGAAGCCTTGCCCGCCTGAAATTTTGTCATCTGGATCGAACATATCTTGTGACGCATAAGTGTGGTTAGTAGCAACTAGACCAACATTATAGTTACCAAACATGTTAACACAATTACGAACAAGTGCTGTAAGCGCCTTTGGCTTACGGCCCATATCGCCTTTTAGATCTCCCGCTTCAAATTGATTGACATCGGTAGGGGTAAGCAACATACCCAATGAGTCTATGACAAATAAGACCTTAGGGCGTTCTTCCATAACTTTATATTCTTTCATGAATTCGTTGATAGTTTTAGCAACATCATCGATCATAGCCATATTAAGTTTAAGGAGTTTTTCCTCGCTTGTGTCTACACCAAGTGCGTGTAACCATTTCTCATCAAGGGCGTTTTCACTGTCAATTAGGATACAGTAAATGCCTTGCGCTTGTGCGTTCTTGATAATGTTACCAGAACAAATATATGATTTACCAGCGCCTGATTCGCCAGCAAATACAGTAACTTTACCCAAAGGAATACCTTTGTTAAAGTCGCCACTAATTAGATAGTTAAGGGCAAAATTGCCTGTGCTAACCCAATCAGTAGGATCGTTAAAACCTACACCAAGTCCGTCAATTGACTTAGTCAAGGTCTTACGAAATTTTGATAAATCGAAGGCTTTTGTAGCCATTATTATTCTCCTGTTAAATCAAATAAGGGGGACAAAGCCCCCTTATATTACTTCTGACGATTGCGAATCATCGCCAAGATATCTTGTGCGCGGCTGTCGCCACCTGCAGATTCTTGGGCTTCTGCTTTTGGTGCAGCTGCTGGTGCAGATGCCTTTGGAGCAGGAATATCATCCTCATCGTCAAATGATGATGTTGCGGCAGGTACTGCCTTAGGAGTTGCTTTTTGTGGATCGCCAGTGTTTTGGCTCATCCCAGCTGGTTTAAAGTATTGACCCCAGCGTTCCATGTCATATGGCTCGCCGTCAACTGACGCTTCAAACATTTCTTTCATAACTTTCAACTCAACATCAGTTGGCTTCTTAGGTAAGAAGTCTGACAAGTTGTAAAGTCCGTGAGTCTTGATTGCGGCTTGTTCAGCTTCACTCAATGGACGCTCACGACGACTCCAGCTAGAAGTTGAGTAGTCAGCATAACCGCCTTTGCTACCTTTCTTCATACGGAAGTCTAGACCGTGTACAAAGTCAGTTGGCAAATCTTCCAACTCTGGATCAACCAATGCTGAACGAATCAACTGGAAAATCTGTGGGCCGATAATGAATCGACGAATTGGGTTTTCAGGGGTTTCTTTTTCATTCAAACCATCTTCAGGAACAAAGCCCTGGAAAATGTATGAACGCTTTTTCCAATATTTACGACCCATGTCTTCCAACGCTGGATCTTTAAACCAACCGCGAACCTCGGAAAGGATTGGACAAGTGTCGCCATACATTTCTACGCATGGTACTTGTACGATTGTTTGTTTGCTTTCTGCTTCACCTTTGATGCCAGCGAATGGCAATTTGATCATTGCTCGCTCAACCCAGAAAAAGGTGTTATCGGCGTTACCATCTGGTAGGAATCGCATAACGGATTCGTCGCCTTCTTTTAAGTTCCAGAACGGATAAATTGAATTATCACCGCCTGTTCTCTCTCCTGAACCCTTTGATTCAGATGCCTTCAATTTTGCTCTAATTTCTGCTAAAGTTGCCATAATAGTTCTCCTTTAATATGCCTTTATGTGCTTTGTTTTGCCTAGTATTGTTTTACGGATCTACCTTAAAACAAAAAGCGCATACATGTTATTGTATACGCTTTTATTTATCAATGCAAGAGATATCTTGCTTAAATGTGATTTATTTTTGCCAATTATCTACGAGCTAGCTCAATGATACGGGCCAATGCTTGATCTTCGCTGTAACCAACGCTTTCTCCTGCAAAGTTGCCTAAATCTTTACTTGCTTGAATTTCAGCAGGGGTACGCTGTGGTGCTGGAGCTGCTTGAGCACTTGCACCAGCGGCTGGCTTGCCTTTGTTTGGAGCACGACCTAAGATGAATTGGTCTGTTGGATCGGCGCCGCCCAACCACTTCTGGTCTTCTGGACTTAGTTTTGCCCAAGCCGCTGCCTTAGCTGGATCTTTTGCGGCCCATGGATTTGGTGCGCCTGCTGGCTTTGCAGGTGCTGCTTGAGCACTTGCGCCTGCTGGTTTATCTGCATTGGCTGCAACAGCGGCATCAACACCAGTTGCATCATCTTGAGCACCTGCCGCCACAGCTTGTGCTTGAGCTACCTTACCAGTT